ATCTCGGCCCGGCGAGGCTCCGCAAACTCAGGGGGCGGCCCCAGCCCCTCCTACTATCACGCAGGGGGGGTACTTCCCGCCCAATGAAGCCTTGGACATAGTCTCAGCTAAGTATGGGGTTGACCCTGGCTCTACAGATCATAGCACAGTAGCTAAGAGTATGGGACTGGACCCTCAGATGGTGTCGCAACTAGCGACTCTCCAACAGACCCGACAAGCGGCACCTACAACGGGCTTGACGGCTACACCTCTTGCGTCCGCTGATGCCGCTTTTGAGCTGCAAGAGAGCAGTCTTGAGACCCTTCAGGCTATCGCTACCGGTAGTGACGGTCTGCATGACGCTATGCGTCAACAGGGTATAAAGATCGACCGCTCCTTCCTCAAGACGGACGTTTCTCGGGCCATGGAGACCGCCATGCTGGCGGCGCTCCGTCAGGCATTGTTTGAGTACTATCTCTATAGCGGGGAGGAAGACCGGAGTAAGGTAGCGGGGGCCTTTGCCAAAGAGGGCGGTGTCCTACGTGGATCTAAATCCCTTGGGGAGAAGATGATCGCGGACTCTGCTACGGGGGTAAGAGGGCACCTCGATAAGATGTTGACTCCGAACGCTTCCGGGGGGACGGTTACAGGCATTGCCAATGGTATCGCTGTGACTGCCGCAGCGGGTGAGGGTCTGGCTTCCATAGGTAGGGGCGAGAGGATTGTTCCTGCGGGGTCGGGGGGAGGGACCAACGTGCAAGTGTCCGTCAATGGTATTGGGGGTCGAGACCTGGCCAACCTCATTGAGAGTAAGGTTATTGCCGGCATTCGAGAGTTCAAACGTAGAGAGAAGTTTGACTAATGCCCCATATCCCCTCCGCTAACCCAGACTTTGAGAGGGTCTCCACTCCTTCGGGGGAGACGGGGTATCTTCATCCTATGGACCGCCGCAAGGGCGGTATCCCTATGGCTTTTCAAGTCACTAGTCCGTTTGACCGCAGGAAGCTTTTACTCCCACATGCCTTGGTGCTGCACGTCAATCCGAGCAGTCTTCAGGAGTCAAACAACAAGAAGATTGAACGCATCCAGACTCGTGGAGGGTGGGTGGAACAGCATTGGGGGGACGACTTGGTAGAACTCAGTGCTAGTGGCTCTACGGGGGCGTTTCTCAATATCTACACCGGGCTGGCTTCAGTGCTTAGGCAGCGGACTATCGCTTGGGATAGATATCGAGATCTTCACGACCTCTACCTCAACAATGCTGCTGTGCATGACCCCTCGGGTGCTATCGTACTTCAGGGGCACATTATGCTCATCTATGACCGAGGGACCTATCTCGGGAACTTTCGCAGTTTCGAGGTGGAAGAGACGGATGAGTCCCCCTTTACCTTCAACTTAAATTGGACCTTCAAAGTCGAGCACACGGCCATGAAGATCTCGCCTAATCGGGCCCTGCACCAGAGTTTCCTTCCGACGGGTGACCGCTCTATCTTAGTAAATAGCGAGGATCTCTGATGGTTGACTTTGCGAGCAAGAATGTCGTGGGGAACCTTGAGTCTCAGGCGGATTACCATCCACCTGCCACCTATGGTCTCGGGTTTGGGGCTAACAACGTAGGTCAAGATCTGCCGGGGTTGCTATCCTTCTACCAGAGTCTTTCTTTGGAGTCGGACCCATCAACGGAGCAGTTCATCCCCGTGTCGGCGGTACCGCAGAAGGGGCGGAACCCCAAGCTTTTTGCGGTAGGGATTTTAGCTCCGGTACAGAATGTAACGGCTAGACTCCTGAGTAGGGCTGGGACCCCTTTGCCTAATGCGGATCAGACTGGAGCCATACAACCCGGAGAGGAGTCCCCTCCTTTATCTGCTACTTCATTTACAGGGGGTGTTTCCGATTCTAGACAAAGACTACTTGATGCAGCTGCTGCTGAAATAGGTAGCAAAGATTGGCAACGATATGCAAAAGAGGCTACCCTTGTACCCCCCTCAAAGCGGGTCTCCTGGTGTGGTATCTTCGCTGCATGGTCAATGAAGCAGGCCGGGTATGATATCAACTGGCAGCTAGGGGATGGGATTCGACCTCCACTTGCAACCACATCTGATCCTAAGCCTGGGGATATTATATATCTGGGGGGAGAAAATCACCATTATGGTATCATCGAGAGAATAGAGGGGGACACCCTCTACACAATTGATGGCAATTCCATTGGAGGGAAAGTAGCTCGAAATAAGCGCTCTAAAAAAGACGTACGCTTATTCTTTGACGTTGATGCAGCAAATCAAGGGTCTCCAAAGTTCCCAGAACAGGAAGTTCCCTCCCCCGTAATATCCGACACAAATAAGACTGCGGACTGGGCAGTCTCGGGGGGCCGTAATGCGAGGGTAGCCTCGCAAGATAGGCAAGACTTAGCTGGATTAGATGTTCAATACTTGAAGTTTAATACTGACTTACTGGCAGTCCAGAAATCATTGGCTAAGGCGACGCAGAAGGCCCTCGAACAGATGGGCAGGGCCCCTCCCTTGAGGTTTTTGGTTAACCCCAACAAGTTCAGCGTCAAGTCTCAGAAGATTGCTTCAGATGGGAACTGGACACGCAACGGCCCTATTATTGAGTTCTGGGGAGACGACCAGGACAAGATCAGTGGGTCGGGGCAGGTAGCGGCCTTTTATGCTATCGACGCTAAAGCCCCAAATGTCCTAGGGGGCGGCCCTGGTATTACTCGTACCGCTAGGAATGCGAGTATGGCTTACCAGAACTTCCAATCACTCTGGCTCATCTATAAGAACAATGGTGGGGTGTATCTCCCCTCGGACCTTAGCCAGCAGGACAGAGACATTACTCTCTCCACGGTGGGCTCCGTCTACATCTATTACGACAATATCTTGTACCTGGGGTCTTTCGATTCTTTCAACGTGACGGAGGAAGCAACCAAGCCCTTCACTCTGACGTATGACTTCGAATTCACAGTTAGAGCGGCCTTCTTGCTAGAGCACCCTGCTGACTTCAACTACAACACACAGACCCCTGACCTTAAGAGGGGCCTGACAGAGACTCCTTCTATCCCCATTAAGAGGCGCGTATAATGGCTCGTAGTCCTTTCCAAGGTACTTGGCAGCCAGGTATTCGTCCCACGGTGGTGACGGCACCTGACGCCATTGTCTACATCAACGGCGAGCCCGAGCTGCTGGCTTGTAACAATTGCCGCCGTCGGTTCGATATCAACAAATTCATTACGAGCGTGCAGGTAGACCTGAACGTGGACAACGCGCCGGGGTCCGCGAGCATCAACCTGAGCGTCCCCCGCCATACGGTGGATGACTTCATGGTGGAGGGGGAACCCATCGTCAGTCCTATGATGGAGATAGAGATCTGGGCTAAGGGCTACTATCTCGTAGAGGGACTTCCCCAGTATTACCCCATTTTTTGGGGTCTCGTAACTGAGGTCAGCGACAGTTACTCCGGAGGGGAGCATACCTTCAGTATCAACTGTGCAGATATTCTCAAGTGGTGGGAGTACTGCAAGATGAACGTGAACCCCGCGTACGGTCAACCTGCGGGGCAGCTAGGTCATGACTACGTGACGGGCAACGTCTTTCACGGGGCTAACGTCTACGACATTATTTGGACCCTGGCTCAGCAGTCCTTTGGGGATATCGTACGTGTCACGGGCTCTTTGACTTCTGCCATTATGGAGCAGAAGCAGAAGGAAACCTTCACCCGATCTATGTCGGACATAGTTAGCTATTGGAACACGCGATTCGGGAAGATTCGTTCCAATCTCGTTATGTACGGTATCCAGGGGGCCGCCGTCCGAGGGGATACCCTATATGAAACCCAACCGAGAGGGAATGCGGAACTCTCATCTAAGTTTGCTTCCCAAGCTATTAAAATGGCCAATGGAGGAGAGAACAATAGCCAAGTGCTTTTTGACCCTGAGTCGGTCAATCCATTTCGCTCGGATATCGCCAAGGCAGGCCAGCCTAATCTGTGGCAGAGCGAATACCAAACGAAGCTGGAAATTGCCAATGCGTGCAAAGAAGCCGTTGGGTTCGAGTTCTACATGGATGTGACGGGGGACATTGTCTTCAAGCCTCCCATGTACAACCTCGATATCCTGAGTAATAAACCCCTATCCTGGATCCAGGATATTGATATTATCGACTGGGACTTCTCGTCATCTGAAGCAGAAGTCGTTACCCACCTCTCGATGCAGGGGTCGTATGAGGGTGGGGCTATGGCTCTGGGGATGACGGCGGACTATAATACGCCTTTCACTCAGGTAATTGACTACCATCTTCTCCGGAAGTTTGGTTGGAGAACGCATAGCTACAGCTCGGAGGGTCTCAACAACACCTTCTCCATGTTCTACATGGGGCTAGACATCCTAGATCGGCTTAATGCCAAGAGGCACCGTGCTTCGATCAATATACCCCTCCGACCTGAGTTGAGGCTGGGCTTCCCTCTCTACATCGCTCCTAAGGACCAAATTTGGTATACCCAGGGGATTAGCCACAACATCCAAATGGGTGGCCGGGCGCAGACAACGTTGACCCTTACGGCCAAACGAGAGAAGTTTATTGCCCCCCGGGGTATAGGTTCTTTGGAGCTTACGGGGTTCACGAAGGCCAAGAAGGGGGAGACCCCTCCCCCTTTAGCCGACGGTGTAAATGCTTCTAATGCCGACCTGAAAACAGCGTTTTTCAAACTCAAGGTTGGAGACGCAGCGGAGATCCCTCAAACCAATCTGCCTGAAACTAGTGTGGTAGATAACCCTTACGCCCCCCTAATTCTGCGTCACCCTAAGACAGGACGTATTGTAGGCTACCCCAATGTTGTTATGGCCTATACTAGGCCCTATGCTCCGGACGATAGAACCCTCAAGAAGAATACGGGCCAGAACACGTCGAAGGAACGTAAAGTTGAAAAAGTCGAAGACAATGAGGCTACGAAAGCGGCTCAGGCGCATTTGAAGCTCACCCTTGAGAGGCACACGCAGACACCTGAGCGGGACCTGGCAGACAAGCACCTAAATAACCGGTACATCTACGGGCTCACCACAGCGGGGGTATACACCTATGTGCATGACACAAAGAAAGTCATCAAAGAGTTTACCCTTATTCCTGCCTCAAACATAGAGGTGTCTACAGTAGGTGGGGCTCTGCCTACTACTAACCCAGATAAAACGGCTATCCTTCGGCCCGTCTCGGACGAGCGAGGGTTTGAGTTAATAGGGCACTATAGGTACGGGCGCGGAGTCTCTCTAAGTGACGGGGCTTTAGTGATCTCAGAAAACTCTGCCAATCAGAAAGCTAGCGTAGAGGCACAGCTGGCTCTCTCGGGCGGTATGTTTGAGTCTCTGACGGCGCAGGCCCAAGGACTTACGGCACTCAGTTCCAACTTCCCTAACCCAGCAGACGCCGTTTCGAAACTGGCTCCGGATGGGACCGACTTACAGACGGCCGCTACTATCAACCCCGACACCGGGAAGGTGCAGATCATTAGCGGAGAAAGCAACTTCATAGATACGGCTACCCTGAATTCTCCAAAAAATCAGGGCTTTTCTGTTAGTGTTGAGGCCTCCCAACTATCCCGGGCTCTTACCTTGGCCGAGATGAGGGTCAAGGAATCCTTTGCTTCGAACGAAGAATGCAGCTGCCTGCTAGGTCGTGCTGATCTGGCCTTCATTAACAGTGGCTATCAGGTTGCGATCTTTAGTAAGGGTACCGTTCCGGACACTACAGATATGAGCAGCACTCAAGGGGGGACTGGAACCGCTCGCAATAATGCGGAGATTGCTCGGCTGCAAGCGGCCATACAGGAGCAACGAGATTTGAAAGCCTCAGGTCCCACGGTTGCAGACCTCCAATTTGACCAGTACACGACTGAGATTTCCAGCCTTGAAGCCCAGTTAGCCGAGATCCAGGACTTTCAGACATCCTTGGGGTCGGACGCTACAGAGTACACTGCGGTCTCTCCGAAGCTAGCCACCCCTTCGGGCGCTGAGTTAATTTCGAAAGTCGAAGCCTTTCTCGTCAACCTGTATGAGGTTCTCGACACCCCTCACCAGCAGTTTGAGAAGGAGCTACGAGGGAACTTCCTTCCAGGCAGAACTCGGGAGGAGATTCTTAATGGGGAACCCTCACCGCCTCCTTTGGGCGACTTCTCACCCCCCTACTCCGCAGGAAACAGGGCCCGAGGTGGAGACCCCGCGGCTCTAGCCCTCCAAGGGTCCAGTGCCCTCGGGGGCATGGCTCAGGCTTGGAAAAACTTTGGAGATGACCTCAAGAGTAAGCCTCAGCAGGTAATTCTTACGGGGGAGATAGATGCGCTGAATGCCAAACTTAAAGCCCTTGATGAAGAGGAAGCCACCCTTAAGGCAGCCAAGGAAACTAAGAGCACCATCATTAACCCTCTAGTTCTCAGCGACGGTATCTCCAGGGATAAGAGATTGAAGGACATCGAGGCCGAACGTCAGAAGACGGAACGGAAGCGTGACGACACACAAGGCCGTCTTAACATTTTGAATAACGAGTCACGCTAATGGGCAACAAAGACCTGATGGGCAAAACGCCCGGCAATCAGTTTTCTGATAATGACTACGGCCTAAAGATCGCTATCGTTCAGCGGGTTGATGAAGTTAACCTCGTAGTCGACCTTAAGATTCTCACGGGGACGACTGCGGAACGTTTCGAAGTCCCTCTGACTCAGGCCATGTCGGGCCCGCGGAGCTTCTGGGGCGGGATCCCTGAGGTTAATTCTCTCGTAGTTATTGGCTACCGTCGCATTCAAAGTAAGCTTCGGGACGTAAATATCCTTGGGTATCTCCCTACCGCGATACGTACGAGTCATAGATTTGACCCCGTTGCTGCCGACGACCCCGGGAATGTGAACGCAGAGGACCTCAAGACTTTTGAGAAGCTCTTTGGGAAAACAACGCGCTTCAAGAGGCTCAACTTACGCCCCGGTGACGTGGGGGGGATGTCTGCTAGCGGGTCTGAATTTACTCTCACTAAGGACGTTTCCTTTTCCAACCGGGCGGGAGATTCCTTCGAGCTGCGCGAGTCAGATCGAACTCTAATCACGTCAGCTCTACACAGCATCCAGTCGAACGCAGGGGTTAAGAAAATCAGCGGGCCTATCCGAAGGGGGGCCCACTTTCTGCCAGAGGACATTTTCTTAGAGGACGGGACGCTCAAGAGTGACACCAGTACTCCCAGCCCTTATTACGGCCGAGAAGAGTTACAAGCAGCCGGTCCGGGTGACACAGCGGGGGTAGAGCCTCGTTTCGCGACCAATGAAGGGCAGGTCCTTGGGCTTTTCAATGACGAAACTAACTTCCCGCCCGTTACCTATTCCAACGGCAGAAAGGTTCATTACCCTCCCACAATTAGAGGAACGAGCCTCGACGACATAGATAGCTACGCCAGCGCCTTCGTTGAAGAGCGCATGGAGCTTAACCATACCACCGATCTGGTGCAGGACGTTTTGGAAGAGATCGATGGATTTTCCATGGATCGGAGGCTCCCCTACATAGAGCAGGTCTACGGCACGATTGTAGGCAACAGCCTCAATTCGACGAAGGACCAAAGGCAATATAGCGAAATCCTAAAGCCAAAGCTATTTGAGGACTTCACTTCCAATCGAGTGGGCAAGTTTTCGCTAGAAGCTATAGACCGCAACCCCACGACCCCGGACATTGAAGCCAATACGCAGGCAGGAGCGTATCTCTTCCGAATCAGACCACCCACGGGTATCAATGGTGCAGACGGTGCTGCCTCCATCGCGATTAGCAAGCAAGGCAAGCTATTTGTAAGCCTCCCCGGTTCTTCCGTAGAGAGCTACCCCTCTGGTAGCAAGAATATCTCAGCAGAGATTAGCTTGGCGGGGGCCTTGAAGGCCTATATTGGGGCAGCCGCCCCAAGTAGAATCTCGGCTAACATCACGTGTGCCGGTGGGGTGCATCTCGACCTAGGAAGAGACGCTGCGGGCAACGCGGTCACCATACACTACCATTCGGGGGTCAAGACCATTGCGGACGGTAATCCAAATGAGGACGACGTTGCGGACGACCAGGAAATCCGAGGCGTCAAACGCCTCAGGCTGACTGGACGCAAAGAGCAGTTCATTGAGGGATCTAAGGTCGATACGGTTAGCGGGCAATATCAGGTACGAGCTGATCGCTATAACTTGAATGCCTCCAACGGCATGAGCGTCAATACCGGAGAGTGGAACTCGATGGTTGCCGGGAAGTCCCAATATCGGTATGCCCTTCAAGTGTTGGAGGACATAGCTCTCGGCGGGAAGATTCTGACCATTCTTGCCGGAGGATTCACGCAGAGTGTTGTGGCGGGGGCTACATCGTTTTCGACTCTAGCGGGGGCCACCACTTTCAATAATCCAGCGGGAGCCTTCACGGTCACCGTAGGGACCGGGGCTCTTGGTATGACAGTGGCAGCAGGGGCCGTAACTCTGTCCACCGCAGCAGGGGCCATGTCCCTTAGTGCCGCAGCAGGGGCCATGTCCTTGACAGCAGGTCTTGCCCTTAATTTGACCTCAGCCGTGGCAGTCAACGTAGTAGCTCCTCAGATCCTTCTTGGAGGCCCCGCGGCTGTTCTAGGGATAGTCCGTGGGGTGCCTTCGCTCCCCCCAGGAGCCCCCACGCTCGATTACATCACCAATATTCCGCTACTAGGGAGTGCTACCGTAAGGTCTCTCTAAAATGCCAATTACACCCGTTCAAGCCGTAGCTACGCTGGTCCCCAGTCTGGCAGGGGCCACAATGATAGGTACGGGGACCCCTAAGTTTGCCCAAGGTTTTGGGTTAGGCCTCAGTATCTGGACCCCCACAATTACAATCGGGACCGTTGATGCCGGGAGTGCTGGGGCCGGAAAAGGGGTGCCCGTGCCTATTGCACTGCTACCCCCCGTTCTCTACGGCAATATCGTAGCCGGATTCACTTCCCAAGGGATTTTAGGGCTGATGGCCCCCTTGTTCATCACTGGCCTTACGGCGGGATTGACCCAGTTGTACCTGCAGGCCTTCACCAATACGGTTCATGTCGGCGTGGGGGTGGGGTCGGGCGTTGCCACATTTAACCCCCTACCCGCAACTCAGGCGTTTATAACGGGGTTCGCCTCGGTGGGAATGATAGGGGAGGGGCCTCTCAAAATATCTAGAGCTTTGGCTCAGGCTATGGAGGGCACCTTCAGAGCCTTGATCCTGCCTCAGCCGATTGTGGGGCCCCCTAGCACTTCGCCCGGGGCAGGCTCTGGCACGGGGAGTATCGTCTAACTTCCATTGATACTCAGAGCTAGGTAGTAGGAGAACTTTTCTCTCCTAAAGATGGAGATGCTAGATGAAAAACACACAATATCTGGTCCCGATTCAGCTGTGTCTTAACTCAGTCGTCGGCGAGCCTCAGTACATCATCGTACCGTTCCCTTCCTCAGTTTTGAAGCCGGGCCTACTCGTCCCCGCGATTCGTAAAAACTAAGGAGGACTTGTGTCTTTATCCATCACAGGTTATATCCTGGACCCCCCTAGGGTGGGTGCCGCAAGCTCACCTTTCACGTCATCCCCCAATAACTTAGTTAAGAGTTCTGGGACATTTAACGCCGTCTACACTACGGCTGAGAGTGCCCCCCGCGCTGAGTTTTTAGTCCAGGTCCTGCGGGAGGCTACGGCTCTTACGGGGCCCGGGGGTACTCAAAGTGTACCGGACACGCAGTTTCTGTGGACCAAAAACTCGGGGGCTATTCAGAGCGGCGTGGACGTACCTTTCCAACGGTTTGACTACCTAGGGCGGGACCAGAGGTTTGCTCCTTTGGTTGGGGCCCCTGTGGCGGATCTTGGGGTCCTTAAAGCCGATGCCAACACTAATCGCATAGTGGCTACCCCCGCCCCTCTGTTAACTAACCTCACTGACTTCCCGGCTAGGATTTCGGCAGGAACCAACCCTGGGATCACAGCGACGACATTTACGATCTCCCTTGTGAGTTCGTTTGGCAGCCCTCCGGTAGGTACGGTGGAGATCCTAACCTCCACTGGGGGACTCAATTGGGCAGCGGCCGACATAATCACCCACGGAGGGAAGCGAGTTTACTTCCAGAGGCAAGCCTTCTTTTTTTCGAATGAGTCGAATGGGAGCCTCGGAGTTATCGGGACTGACGACCTAGTTCTTAACCCAATCCCTAAAGGAGCTTCGGGACAGAAACCCCTCTTGCGTTTTGGGTCCAGAGAGTACCTACAGACCGTAGAGGTCACCTCCTTTGGCACTCCAGTCTCAGGTACCGTTGAGTGGCATAGAACTACAGGGGACCTGAATCTCAACACTACGGACCTCGTTACCTTTGCGGGACAGTCTCTTTTCTACGATGGCGTTGCTTTGGGGACTTTCAACATCCCAAGCACCGGGTTAGGGACTATCAACAGTCCGAGCACGGTCTCGTTCACTGATGAAGCGGAGGACATCTTCTTCCGTATCCCTTCCGTGGTGCAGTTCCCGCAGACCCTCTTCGTGGACGCTTTAACTGCGGGGAAGAAAGGGCAGGTTCAGATCCGCAGGGGAGACGGGCAGGTCAAGTTTTCGGACGCTGACATAGGCAGTTACACGGGGCAGACCGTTCACGTAGTTCGCCCCGACATTACGTTAGAGAATGGCCATGCCCTTCGGTTCTATCGGTCCCCCGTTGATCCCGGGAATACCGACAGCAGTGTGAAGGATTTTACAGCTATTTACACCTCGACGGGGGCTTTACTCGCGGACCCCATCATAGGGTCCCCCTTTGTTTTTCTCCCGGCGGTGCCTCGGACGGATCTGCCGGTAACGGTCCGGGTAGAGCAGGGCACGGGTTCTTTTGTAGGGACTCTAACCAATTTCGATGCCCCATCTCCTCCGGCGGGTAAGGGCTTCGTGCTCGATTTGAATGCGCGTCAGCTTGCGTATGCCGAGCGTAAAGTAAGCGAAGTCCTAGCCGCCCCCATCAAGCCTTTCGGGTCTATCCAACTGCCCAGCTATCCAGTGTTTAAGACTAATCTGGTTCTTGAGCTAGAGGACAATGCGGGGCTGGGGGATTGGCAGACGCTGGTCCTCAACCAAGACTTCGTCATTGATCACAATTCAGGGACGGTAGTTTTCACGTTGACCGATGGTATCCTGTTGGTAGAGGGTCTAGCTGCTACCTCGGGTTCCGTCCTTACAGCCACGGGGGTAAACTTCCCGGCGGAGGGAGCCTCCATAGGGGACTTCCTCATTGTAGCTTCTGGGCTCAATGAAGGCGTCTACGACATTATCGGGGTCACGACAACCACGCTTACTGTGACTCCGGCGTTTCCTAGTGTCATTGCAAGCGGGGTCCCCTACGAAGTTAGGGGCTCGAAAGAGATTCTAGCGGACCGCTTCTTCAGAGAAGTTCCGAAGGTAGACCCCAATACCAGCATTGAGCGTCTTAATAACATCGGCGTAGCCTCAAATGGCCCTCGTCTCAGCATCAATGCAGCCGTCGCAGACCGTTCCCGCTTCCGTTTTGATAAACTCGGGGGGTTCTCGACTACAGTACTTCAGCCTAATAACGGGGCCTTTACAGCTCCGGGCTCTCTAGCAGCGGGGACGGTTGAGATTAGTCTCACTACGGGTAATCTCAACTTCAGCACGGCAGACCTTGGGAAGACTATCTACTGGGCTCTGAAGTTGAACTTTGGAGTCGAGTATACCCTTCAGGCGGGGCTAGGTTTCATTGAATTCACGGACCGCCTTCTAGGAAATGAAGAAGTTTTCATCCAGTACTCCTACCTTGACGACAGCGGGAATAAGGTCCCAGTTGCAGAGCGAGGGGCCATATCCGTCACCAAAGAGGTGTCGCAGCCCCACCCCACGACGACTTCGACCCTCACATTCAATCCCGGGGGGAAGGAAGTAGCCTCGGCCCCATCCCCCAAAGCCTATCGTGGGGGCCGTCCGCAAACGACCGCTCAGGTGACTTTCAATACCAGCGCTTCGTCGGTGACGTTTCTCCCGGGCACTCAGGTTACGGACGCCCTCCCTTCTGGTGCAGATGTAGACCCTTCGGAGAACGTCTACATCGATTACTTCATCCTCGAAGCCATAGGTGGGGAGAAGAATATCTCGACCATTTATTCCCCGATGGCAACGGTTACGGTCGTGATTGAGGAGGGGGCGACTTCCTTCACTATTGAAGGGGACCGCCAGTCAGAATTCCCAGCGCAGTTCCTTCTTAGGGTAGCGGGGTCTGAGATATACTTACTAGCGGCCCCTACGTTCAATGGCACAGTTACAACGGTCAACCTCGACCAGTCCGCCCCTCAATTCTTCAAATCCGATCAGAATAATCCAACCTTGGATATTAGCTCGGGGGCTACACGGAAGAACGCGTCAGGTGCTAACCCGTCGTACTTTGTAACAGAGTCTACCCTTTTTGACGTTATCCCTAGGGGTTCGAGTTCCTTCCGTCTCCAAGGGGACATGACTCGTATCTACACGACGGGGGTCGCCATCTTCTTCAGCGACGGGGCAACCTTTCAGGATTACAACTTAGTGGGGGGTTCCAAGTACGATTCGGCTCTTGATCGTACCGTTGTTTCTTTGGTGGGTAATGTCCAGTCCCAGTACGGGGGCTCAATCACCCTTAAGCGGTCCGTCAGACCGATTCTACCTTCCCCTGCGGCAGACGTGTTCACGAGTAGAGCCCCTCTCTTAGAGCAGCCTGTGACGGTCTTCCGAAAAGTTGAAGGGGCCATAGGGGAAATTCTAATTCAGGGCGTGGGGTACACCCTTGATAACTCGGGTCGCGTTGTTTTTACAGACCCTCTTACCCTTAATGAGGAGTTGAGTGTCTTCTACACGGGGGCAGAAATCATTGACGCAGGTCGAAGGTCGAGAGCCTCTTGGTCCTATTCAATCGTCCCTTCCGTTTCGAACGGGCTTTTGAACCAAGTCCTTAAGATGGACTACTCGACGTATATTCCGGATACGTTTTTCTACCGAGTAGAAACCATGACCAATTTCAGGGCGGAATTGGCGCAGCAGTATGCACAGGCGGCGAAAGCCTCTAGCCCCTCTCAGGGGCCTATCTTGGAGAACAGCAGTGGTACTCGGCTCTTCAAGCAGGGTAACAAGAGCCTCTTTTTCGACGAGGGGGATCTTGCAAACCAGGACTTAGTGGCTCGACCCACGTTGAAATACTTCAACGATTCGATCAATCAACTGGAGGACTTCCTCAAGGCCTGTGATGGGAGGGTCGTAGGAGACAAGGACGGGCGCTTCCTGTTTGACGGCAATATCAATAATCCGGTGCGAGCTAACTTTGGGGCAGTCACCAACCAAATTGACGATCAGGTCACGATCTTTCCAGGCGTTGTTAGCCAGGCCTACAAAGCTTCTGCGGTCAGTCGGTTTTTCCCCACAACACGCAGCTCTCCAGGGAGGGTTACAAGCACTCCGGCTGCGACGGGGGATGTCTTCTACAACACGGGATACAAGCCTCTTACAGCGTTGTCTAGGGCAGCTAGGCGCCCACCTTTTGCGATGGTAACGGCTCCCGCAGTGGTGGGGGCCACAGTGCTAACGGTGGACGACGCCAATGGCCGAGACGCCTACTTTAGAACGGCCTTTGTGGCTCTCATGGAAGTAGTCATAGTCGGCCAGAACGGCGCCGTTCTGGATGCAACCCCGGGACTTCAGGTCTTGAGTGCTACGGCGACAACCGTGACCCTAGATGCGGGGGTAGCCGTAGACATCCCTCGGGGGGCTACTATTACGCTCTCCGCCCTCGATACCTCATACAAAAAAGAGTACGCCACGAACATCGTTCCCATTGTGAATGACGGATTGCTGGCTTACTCGGACTTGACGGCCTCGCTACCGTCATTGCCTATCCCTCAGGCCTCGGATAATTGGGACGTTACGGTGGGCGCATCCCAGTTAAGTCCCGCGCCATTCCGATTCCCAGCCTTGGACGGTGGGACCTCCGATGATGATGGGAGTATTCAGGTTTTACCGATCCTTACCCCTCAGGCTAATTCTGAGCTTGCCGTGGATCAGGTTACGGGAACTTCCAATGGGGCGGGTCTTCTTGCAGAAGAGGCCCTTCACAATACTAACACCCTAGCGGACACTAACAACCCCCAGACGGGCGTAGGCAACTTCTCGGGGACCACGTTCACTGTAACGTCACCGGCTACCTTTCCTGTTACTCCGCGACGAGGATCTCTGATTCGCTGGACTAATGGTGTAGCCGGCCCCTCCTCCTATATTCGAGTTTTGAGTGGCACGGCTACAACCGCAACGTTGGAGACCAATTTGGGATCCGGTACGGGGGTAAGCTTCCTTTCGACCTTTGGGGCCCTCTCCTATCTCGGCGCCGGGGTGGCTATGTCTACTTCGGGTTTGGCCTTCACGGACACTGGTGCCAGCTTCGTGGCATCTGGGATTAAGCCTGGGATGACCGTAGTAGTAACGTCAGGGGCTAATGACTTACAGCGGCGTCAAGTGGCTTCAGTCACATCAGCCACGGTACTGGTTTTAGTGAGTAGCTTCACGACCGTCACCTCAAACTTTGGGTACTACATTGAAACCCCAGCCAATACTAGCGGTCTGGCTCCTACCTCCAGCATGGTTAAATGGTCTACGGCTCTGTCTCAAGTTGAAGCGGCTATCAACACTGAGATAGCTTCCTTGTTGGGGTACATCCACGCGGTAGGGACGATAATTGCAGGTTCAAGTTTAGGGTCAGCGGTGACGCCGGCTACATTCAACGATGCAACGGCCAACTTCACTACAGCTCAAGTTAGCACGACCGATTATCTATTCATTCGAGCGGGGGCTAATGCTGGGTTCTACTCAATTGCCTCCGTAAACAGCGCGACTCAAATTTCTATTGTGGGATCGTTCCCCTCGACGCTAGGGAGTATCACCTACGAGGTCCTAAGTACGACTAGCGTGAGTAAGGTGGGTCTCGACACCGTCATGACTGTCCTGAAAAATGCAGATGCGGCCCTAGCGTCTATAGACGCAACGCAGACTAAGTTGGTGACCGTTCCCGTGATCAATGACGCGGGGGCTTACGCCACCACTATGGAGGACTCCGTATTCACAGCAAGGGCTGCTGTAGTCACAGCCCGAGCAACCCAGGCAGCTACGGGTGCCTCTAACATCAACGCGGTCATGAGTTCCATAGACCGCCTTTACGATTCGAGGTTCATATGGATCGACGCAAGGATCAATCAGGAGA